TAAAGTTATTAAAACTACTTGTAGTAAGTGTGGTTACAACCACACGATAGAGGTGGAAGGGTTAGACAATTTTTTCGGTTAACATTTCGTCATGACAATTTAAGAAATTATTATAAAACAAACTTTTCTTTGATGCAACATCACAAGTATAGTTTGACTGAACTTGAAAATATGATACCTTGGGAACGTGATATCTACGTTAATATGCTTATACAATTTATTGAAGAAGAAAACGAAAAGATAAAACAAAGACAAGGTAAATGATAAGCAATTACGAAAGAGCAGCTGCCACAAGAAAACGAGGTGTCTTAGGTACAATTACCAATAGACTAACCTCAGGCCAAGGTGTTGGTCAATCGATTGGTGGTGGTATATCAGAATCTTTTAAAGCCAGAACAACTGGTCTAAAAGAGAAATTTGACCCGTTAAACATAGCAAAAATGTTTACGGGTAATCTTGGTGTTGGTCTATTGGGTAAAATTACTGGTAGAAGTCCTGAAGATATGCAATACTTTGCAAACAAAGGACGAAAAAAAGGTGATAAAGAATATTCTATTACTCGGCCACAAGAAACAAAGGTCGGTAATGTTGAAACTGCTTTCTATACCAATATCAGAGAAGGTCAAAGAAGTTCTCTACAAAAAGGCGACAATGTTGCAACCGTGGCAGCCAAATTGGCCAATACAATAAAATTCTTTTATGAGAAAGAAAATCTCAATAGAGAATTAGAACACAACTTTGAAGAAGAAATAGAATCCGAAGATCAAAGACGCCACGATAATTTAATTGCTGAAATTAAAAAATTAAAAGATAAAAAGCCCACAAAGATTGATATCGATAAAACTAAAAAAGATTTAAATATTGAACAACCTACTGTAACCACACCACCAACACCAAAGCCAGCAGAACCTAAAACAGAAGCCGCTGTTGTTACTGCCGCAGTTGTAGCTGCACCAGTTGCAGCTCGTGTTATCACTAAAGTTAAAGAAATTCCAGCTGTATCATCTGCCATTAGTAAAGCCAAAGAAATTGTTAAACCTACAACAGTTACACCCAAAGTAACAAAAGAAACACCATCTATACCAACAGAAATTAAACCACAAGCACCAGTAGCAACAAAAGTTCCAACACCTTCCGCAGGAGGTGCTGCAGCAATTGGTGGTACAGCTGCAGTGATCGCCGGTATCGGAACAGCATTGGCTGAAGTTGGTATAACCAATGAATATGCACAGAAAGCCATTTTAGGCAACGTCAGTAAAGAATCTGGTTTCGGTGCAAAGTATGAAACTGGTTACGGTAAAACTTCAAACGATAGAATTCGTAAAATATTTGGCAGTAGAGTTGCAAACCTATCTGATGAACAGTTAAATGAAATCAAAAAAGATGATTCTAAATTCTTTGAAACAGTTTATGGTTATCAAACTGAAAAAGGCCAAGAATTAGGTAATAAAGAACCTGGTGACGGATTCAAATATCGTGGCCGTGGTTTAATTATGTTGACAGGTAAAGATAATTACAAAAGAATTGGTAAACAAATTGGTGTTGATTTAGTTTCCAATCCAGACTTAGTGTTTGATTCAAAAATAGGACCAAAAGTTGTTGCTGCCTTTGTTAAGAACAAATTAGGTGATAAAGTAAACTCATTTAAGAGTCAGTCTGAGGCCAATAAAGAAGTCACTAAGGCCGTGGTTGGTGCTAGTGTTGATTTGACAAAGGGTTTTGGTGCTGAACAGATGGCCAAAGTTGAAGCGTATACAAATGCACCATCAGGTGACGCAGTGTATGCCATGTCTACACAAAATAAAGATTTAAAAGAACAGGTGCCTGTAACAAATGTTGCAGTAAATAATACAAAAACATTCATTAATTCCGGTGGTGGTCAACAACCACAAATTATAAGTACCACAGTAATGGATGATTCTCCAATGTTAGCTACAATGTAAAATGGTTACAATAAAAACAATAGGTCAAGATACTTTTTCGTGGAATCCAAATGCCTTTAATAAGAAAGGCCATTGGTTTCTTTTGGCTGAAACTGGCAGTTATATTCGACCAGCTACAAAGAAAGAGATGTCCCAACTAGGTAAACCAAAACAGCAGGACACTATCGAATCGACCGATAAAAAGATGTCATATCAGCAGGCATCTAAGATTAGAAAGAAATCTCTCAAAGACTTAATTACTGAAAAAATAATAGAAGGCCAAGAAGGTGTGTTTTCTTCTATTCGTTCCAGTATATCAGAAAAATCTCAAGCACGATCATTAGGATTAAAAGAAAAATTCGATCCTTTAAATATTGCCAGAATGTTAACTGGTGGTTTTGGTTCTGCTTTACTTGGTGGTATGACAGGAAGAAGTAAAGAAGATATTAGTTATTTTTCTGGTAAAAAAGTAAAAGAAACTAAACAAAAACCAGCATACATTAACGAAAAATTAAACAAATCTGATGTGGGTTTATATTCTTCTATTGCAGAAGGTAATACACAGTCTATGAAAAAAGGTGATGGTATTGCTACCATATTGGCTCGCATGTATAACATGATAAAAGCTGAACAGATTAATTCTTTAAAGAGATATCAAATAGAAAAGAGTTTTAAAAAGATTCGTGAGAAAGAAAAAGAAAAACGTAATAAAGAATTGATTGAAGCAATTAAATCTTTAGGATCTTTTGTAACTGTAAAAGCTGTAGAGAAAAAACAAGAAGGTGGTGGTATTATTGACTTTATCAAAGGTCTAATCGAATCAGCAAAAAATATGTTATTGGGAGTTGTAACGAGTATATGGAATGGATTATGGTCTTTGCTTGGGCCACTATTTACGTTTGTAGGTGAAATAGCAGCTGCAATAGGATTAAAAAAGGCTTTTGATAAAATAAGAGGCATTAGAACTCCAACTGCACCAGCAGAGCCTAAACCTGCTGAGCCAAAGCCAGCTGAACCTAAGCCTGCTGAACCAAAACCAGCAGAGCCTAAGCCAGCTGAACCTAAACCAGCAGAACAAAAACCTGCTGAACCGAAACCAGAAGAACAGAAAAAGACCGAAGAAAAAACTAAAAAGACGGCAGAAAAGGCCACCAAAAAAGGCAAAGAGAAATACGAAGAAGAAAAGAAAACCACAAAGGTAGAAAAGGTTGAAGAAAAACCAAAAGCAACAAAGATATCGAAAATATTAAAAGGTGCTAAAGGTGTATTAAAGTATTTTGCTAAGCTACCTTTCATTGGTGGTATTGCTGGTGCTTTTGAACTCATGGATACAATGAAACAGGCGATTGCTGACCGTGAAGAAGGTAAGATAGATGATAAACAATTACGAGAGATTATGGTATCAAGTGCAGCACAGATAATTGCCGCTGGTGCTGGTACTTCTATGGGTGCAACGATAGGCGCAACGATTGGATCGGTTGGTGGCCCAATAGGTGCTTTCTTAGGTGGTGCAACTGGCGCAGCATTGGGTTATGTTGGTGGTAAGAAGGCAGGTAAAGCAATTAGTGAAAAACTATTTGAACATATTGCAAATTCTAGTGCTGATGTGGAACCTATGGTTACTGCCACACCAGAAGAAAATAATAAACCTGTAGAGCCCGTTTCAACAGAAACTCCAAAAGTAAATCAAACGGCACCTGCAGCCGCACCAACAACATCAGCAACACCAAAAGTTTCGGCACCTGCACCAATGGTCACACCAGTATCTTCTAGTGGTGGTACTGATACACGATTAGAATCTACAATGAGTAAGAATGCTGAAATTAAGATGGCAGCCAAACCTTCTATGAGCACAACAGTTATCGATAACTCTCAAACTATTGGTAACGGTTCTGGTGGCGGTGGTAATATTTCTGTAGAGACCACAGTTTCTACTCGAATAGATGATCCAACACTACTCAGAATTCAACGGCAGAACATGCGGCCAGTATAAAATAAAAAACCCCGCCGTAGCGGGGTCTAAACCAACTTCTGAGGAAAGGAGTTTTGGTTTAATTTTCTTCAGCTAGCTTACTGAAATAAGCCATATCATCATCTTCTTCTAAATCAGGTTCAACTTCACGCTGAACTTTCTTAGGTGCTTCTTTGATTTGTTCAACGGTTGTTTTAGCGGCAGGTACTTCACCATTTAAACCGAGAACCTTATCAAGGCGTTGTTTCAAAACATCATATGATTTGAATTCTTTATCACCAATCATCTCAGTTAGAGAGTATTGTGATTTCCAAACCTTCTCTAGTTCTTCATCATCATTCAACAAAGCCGATGGTGATTCGAACTCAGACTTATCATAATTCTGATAGCCTTCAACTTTACGAATCTTTAACTTGAAGTTGGCACCTTTCCACAAATCAAATGGATTGATTGCTTCTTCATCAGCAAACTGTGGATTCATGGCTTCAGAAATCTTATCAAAGATTTTCTTACCAAACTTAAACAAGAATACTTTACCTTCATTTTCAGGATGTTTCGGATCAGAAACAACATAAATGTTAGCGATGTAATTTAGTTTACGCTTTTGTTTACGAACAATTTCTTTATTCGCTTCGATGCCAGAATTCCACAATGCAGTATTGTGTTCACATACTGGACATTTTTGTTCCTTGGTTGTCAAGCAGTTGTCAATTAACCAACCACCAGGACCTTGGAATCCGTGTGAGAACATCTTAACCCATGGCAAACCATCTTCACCATCTTTTTCAGATGCGGGAAGAAAACGAATTGTAGCCATGCCGTTACCAGCTTTGTCTACTTCACATTTCCAAAAATTATCGGGTTTATCGGAACCTTCTGCTGTGGTATTGAGTGCCTCGATTGCTTTAGATAGTTTGTCGAGGTTGCCAGATTGGCGTTTGAGATTAGCAAAACTCATAGTATTTCCTTTCGTATAAACGGAGTATTAACGGTATATAAAAACGACTTATCCACATTATTCATTATATAATAGTATTTATCCAATGTCAAACATACATTTTCAAAATACCGAGTGTGGTTATGGTATCTGTGTGAAGTATACCAACACCACCTTCTACTCGCCATTGATCAATATTTTGTGAAGTATCATCAATCAATAGTGAATTTTGGTTTGAAAAAGCTTTCTTCAATCTTTTACCTGGCACCAGATTAACAGGAAACTCAATGTTATGCTTTTTCAGCCATTCAATTTTCTGTTCTCTAATATCAGCATCACGTTTTTCAGATGATGTTGAAGATAGAATCTCTGTAGGAATAGGCAACGACCTCAAATAGTTAATTAAGATCATGGCATCAGGCATCAAGTCTAGTGTTGCAAATTGCCTGTCAGCAATAAACATGGTGAAAAACTTATCAAAAGTTTTATATGTGTCTGCCTCTTTTGGTTCAATCTTATACAATTCTTTGTATCGTTTATTGAAGTCAGCAATCACACCATCCATGTCGAGATAGATTTTTGTGATTTTTACTTTATGCATATTCTTT